CAAATAGACTATGCTAATTTGTCTATTTGTAACCATTTTGTAACCGGTTTCCCCTTGACATTTCAGTGTAGTGAAGTAGATAAAAAGTTTGAACTAACCGCATGGTACCGGTGGTGCCCTGCACCTCATTATATGTATACAAATATGTATACAAGAGGTGTAACCAATTATATGTATACAAGAGGTGTAACCAATTATTAACGCTCTCTTCACAATTTCATATGTGCCCTATGCTATTATATAATTGCAAGGACAAACTTGCATCGGACATCAACCACGAGATGAAAGGACAACACAATGAAAGTTATCACAAAGTATGTCACTGTGGAAGCAGTGAAGGACAAACAGGTTTTGACCCTGCTGTTTCTGGACTGGAACAGCAAGCGCGACTGTCTGGAAGTCGTCAAGATGCACGGCATGAAACCGCTCACCTCTTCCAGCGGCTCCAAGGGCATTGAAATGGCCCTTGAGGATATCAACGCCGAAACGCTGAAATGCGAAATTGGCGCAGAGATTCCGCATGATTTCATGCTTGACGGTGACGACTTCACCAGCGCATATAAAGAAGGGAGTGCTTCCAATGACTGACCCTTGTACCTGTACCGGCCCTTGCGTCACTCCGACCAACGTTTCGCACGTCCTGCTTTATGAGGATGCTGCCCAGAACATTTACGGCCTTGTCTATGATAAGGACGGGAATCTTCTGAACATCGTGGACGGCGTGGGCAAGCTCGACCCCCTGCCCTTCACCGCCTTTGAAGAGGCGGCGCGCCGTGGTTTTCCGTATGCGCCCCAGTGGTCTCCCTGCTGTCATGGTGGCAAGACCATGGAACAGCAGGCGGCAGAGCTGGAAGCGCAGAAACACCACATTGCCAGCATCTACACGAACCAGAGCCCCACGGCGCTTTTTCCGACCAACGGCGACAGCGTGGCAAAACAGTTTATGCTCCGTTGGATTTTCTGAGCTAGACACTACTTTATAATGAAAGGATAGAATATCATGTTTAACAAGACCAATCAGAACGCCGCTCCCGAAGTTGTCAAGTCTTATCTGTCCATTGAGGGCGCAACCGTGCAGGCGTGTCGCCTCATTTCTGACCGGGTTTGTGTGTTCACTCTGAACATCCCGGGCGCGACGTTCCTCAATCTGAAAGTCGTTGACGGCAAAAACGGCGAGTTTATCGCAATGCCGCAGAGCAAGGGCCGGAATTGGCAGTATTACGACCTGTACCGCGTGTACTTCTCGGAGCAGGATGCACAGCGCATCATTGCCGCAGTTTCGGAGCACGCAACGGCGAAGGGCGAAAAGACGGATTACAAGACCCGTTACGAGGTGTAAACATGAGCAAGCGCAACATGAAAAATATTGCGCTTGACCTATATGAAAGCGGTGGATGGGTCAATATCCCGTCCATCGCTTCTTTAGGTTGTTGGTGCAATATCCTTATTGGTAAACGTCAAGTTGGTAAAACCTATGGCACATTGAAATATGAGCTGAACGAGGGCAAGCGGTTCCTGTACCTACGCCGCACATCCACAGAGTTTGACGCTATCACCAGCGACCCCGACTTGAACCCGTTCTTGCCTTTGAGAAAAGAAGGTTTTGACGCTGATATTGTGAAAGGCGGCAAGGTCACCTATACCATAGGCCGGTTTGAGTATGAGGACGGCAAGCCCAAGCAATGCCTAGAGAAATACGGAATCGGTATGACCCTTCCCAGCATTGCGAATATCCGTGGTTTCAACGGTTCCCAATTTGAGGACGTGGTTTTTGATGAATTCATTCCCGAAAGAATTGTTATCAAGCGCAAGGCAGAGGGCGACGCGCTTTTGAATGCCTATGTGACCATCAACGGAAACAGAGAACTGGAAGGAAAGCCCCCGCTCCGGCTCTGGCTTTTGGCGAATGCGTTTGATATCGCGTCTCCGATTTTGGTTGAACTTGGGGTTGTGGATGAAATCGCCAAGCTGTGCAGGACGGGCAAAGAGTGGACGGTAACAGAAAGCGGCGTGTTTATCGGTATGCCGAAATCAAGCGCTGTAAGTGCCAAGCGTGCGCAAACTGCATTCATGCGCCACATGATGAAAAACAAGGACAGCAAGTTTTACAAGATGGCAATGGAAAACCAGTTTGCATATAACAATCTGGAAGCAGTTCGGGCAATGAACATCAAAGGTATGAAACCCCTGTATGCCGTGGCCGGTCTATATGCGTATGTGTACGACGGAAACCATATCTATTTGTGCACATCCCGGCATGAAAGCCGGGAAGTGTATCCGGACACGAAAGCAGGGAAAACAGCTTTCCGGTTGCATCACCCGTTCTTTGAGGCTATGTTAAACTTAAACCAAATTTGGTGCAGTGACGTGCCCACGTTGCTCAAAATAAAAGAATTCCTTGACATAGAGGATTAAACCGAGTATTATAAAGGTGCAGGGGCCCCCATAACATAGACAGACCGGAAGTCTGAGGGGTTGCATTTCTATGTTGCATACCCCTGCTTTTATAGAAAGGAGTAGGCAATGCTTACTTATTCATATAAATACGCCGCAGAAAAGCGGCTCTCCCCGCACTTTCGCGTGCGTGAATTCCATTCCAAGCACGACCCCAGCGACATTGTAAAGGTTGACGAGCGGCTTTTGACTTTGCTTGAAAACATCCGGAATTTTACCGGTAAACCGGTACACATTAACAGCGGATACCGAAGCAAGGAATATAACGCCACTCTCAAAAACGCCTCTCCCCGGTCTCAGCATTGTAACGGTATGGCGGCTGATATTTGGGTTGAGGGCGTGACACCGTCCAGAATCGCAGAGATAGCAGAGGTCTATTTGGGCGCTTCTGGTGGTATCGGCGTATATCACACGTTCACCCATGTGGACGTTAGAACCAACAAATCAAGATGGAAAGGAGCCTATTGATTATGGCACTCAGCATTAACGACGTTCTCGCATTGGCAAACGCAGGTTTTTCCAAAACCGATATTGCCGCTTTTATGAATCTGGGCAATCCCCAGACCACTCCCCCCAGCCCTGTGCAGGTTCCCTGCGCAACTGCTCCCACGGTTCCGACCGCTCCGGCGACGGTTCCCACTCCTGCACCTGCCCAGCAGGCCCCGGCCACTCCCGACCTTGGCCAGCTGGTGGCAAGCCTTGCCGACCTTAGCAAAAAGGTTGACGCGCTCAATGTTCCGACCGCTGGCACCGTGGGCGCTCTTCCCACTGTCTCCAGTGTGGAAGATATCATTCTGGGGGCGGTCAAGCCTGCCCCTGCACCCGAAAGCCCTAATTTCAGTATTATGGAAGGAGTTGTTAAGTAATGGCTAACCAGAATTTCTCCGAAAAGGCAGGCGCAACGGTTTTCTGTCCGCAGGACATTTATACCATTGCCAATAATTTGGTTCGGCAGGTGACGGGCCAGAGTGCAATCACTGCCGTTGATACCTCTTCTTTTATCAACGTCGGGCAGATGTGCCTTAACACCAGCAAAGAGGGCACGTTGCAGGCCCTCTATAACATGGTTTCGCGTACCATCATTACCACCCGCGCATATAGCGGCAGGTTTACCAGCATCGAAACCACGTCGCAGGAGTGGGGTCTGTTCATCCGCAAAATCGCTTTCTTCTCTGGTAAGTTTGATGAAACCAAGTTCATCAACACTGTGCAGAATCCCAACACCTTGCGCGACGGCCAGAGCGTGGATATGTATAAGATTTCCAAGCGGTATCCGCTGGAAATGTGGTATACTGGGCAGGCCACGCTTGACCAAACATACACGACTTTCCGTTCTCAGCTGACGACCGCTTTCACCAGCGAAAGCGAACTTTCGGCGTTCCTTGCCGGTATCACCACGGAAGTTGCCAACGACGTGGCCCGCTGGAAAACCGCCGAGAATCGCGCTGTCGTGATGAACTTTATCGGCAGTCTGTACAACACCGGCAAACCCGGCCAGAAGGTCAACCTTACTGCCGAATTCAACAAGGCACGCGGCACCGCGTACACCACCGTCGACCTGCTGACCACCCATTTGCAGGAGTTTCTGTCGTTCTTTGTCTCCCTGCTGGAAACCCAGACGGCCTTGCTTGAGGAAAGCACCGACCTTTATCATCTGGTTCCCGCCTGCACCGACGACAACGGAGACCCGTTGACCCTGCTCCGGCACACTCCCAAGAGTGAACAGAAACTGCTTCTGTACCAGCCCCTCATCAATGATGCCAAGTCGTGGGTGTTCCCTGCTATCTTTGGCCCCGGTTACCTTTCCTTTGGCAACTATGAGGGGGTCAACTTCTGGCAGAACATCAACGACAAGAGCCGCGTGAAGGTCATTCCTGCTCAGTTCAACGTGAACACCGCCAAGCAGGAGACCGGTAAAGAAGTTGACCTGCCCATGGTGGTGGGCCTGCTGTATGACCGCAGAGCGCTGGCGACCGTCTACATGATGGACAGTGTTTATACTACTCCTTTCAACACGAAAGGCGAGTATTACAATACGGAACATCATTGGAAGATGAACTATCTCAGTGACCCCACAGAGAACGCAATTCTCTTCTATATGAGCGACTACGCAAAGCCGTAACCAGCCGCGAAGGCCCGACCGTAAAAGGCCGGGCCTTTATTGTTAGAAAGTAGGTGAAACAATTGGCACGAGGCGAATTTAACGGCGCAGTTCCCGCTCCCAGTGTAGAACATGGGTATCACTTCCACTTTGGAAACATTGAGAAGCGCGTGAATTCAACCAAAGCATTTGATTATACCCAGCTCCCCGACGAGGAGCGTTGTGATTTCAAGCAGACCACCAGCATGGAGCGGCCCGTAATTTACGTTACGCTGAACAGCATCAACATTTCCCCCCAGTGGAATTATTGCCAGTGCGAAGAGACGGCAAGTTTCTATTGGATACGCGATATTTCAATCGGTATCCGAGGCAGGGGAACCGCGAACATTTGGCAGTTCACGCTAGAGCTTGACCCGCTGGCAACCTACCGGGATGCAATCTTGAAAACGGACGCATTCATTGAATACGGTTTCAATCAGGATTCCAGCGGTGCGACGTTCCGTTTGCAGGATACCCGGCAGGCCGTTGGAATGGCTCCCAAGATTTCCACCGCGTCGGCAGATATCACGGACGGGAATATTGATGCAACCGGTGGCACCTTTGTGCTGTCCTGTGTCGGCAAGTCTGGCCTGCACGCCTACGCAATGAGCGCGGCCACATTGGGGAGTTTGTTGACCGCAGTTTCCTTGACGTGGGAGGCCCTTACTAAACCTATGGTTCGTTGGGAATTGGCATTGCCCGAGTTTATGAATAAACTTTTATTCGGCGGGAACGCATTGGAATGCGTCCGCTCCTGCATCTGGATACCCATAAACCTTTCCAGATACGGCGCAGGGCGGCAAACGGAAATCACCTTGGGACAGTTCAACACCACCGTTTTTGCCCAACAGGTCACGCCGTCCAGTTCCCGGAGTGTTCATACCACGATAGCGATACCGTGGCCCGCAGACGATTGGAAGAGGATGAACTGTCAACTTCAGTTATACGTTCCTTTCGTGGGCACGCTGGCGGTTCCCGTTGACCAATGCAACACGGCGGCAAATATTGATATTGATTGGTCTGTGTGTTTCGTGGACGGCAGTGTAACCACACTAGTCCGGGCCGGAGATTACACGGTATACGCTGGAAGCACCAGCATAGCCAGCCCCTACGGAATCGGCACCAGTAACATTGACCCGGTGCGTGCGCTGACCGGTGCAATCAACACAGTCACTGGCACAATGAATTTCGGCGGGGGTCTCCTGTCTACCGTGGCAGGATTCACAGGCGGCGTATCTCAGGCCGCGCAAGGTATGGCCCAAGTTGCGCAGGGTGTGCAACAAACAGTTTCCCCCATCAACTGCACAGCGGGCACATTGGGCGGTGCGTCGCAGGTGCTTTTGCCGCTGGAAGCAAAGTTGACCTTGCTGTATTACCCCCCGGTGGACGATGCAGGTTTCCAAAAGGTGTACGGCTATCCGGTAATGAAGGTTGCAAAGCCTGTGCAGGGATACTGTAAGACCCGTGGTTTCTCCTGTGCTCCGCTGAACGCCAAGCCCGATGAAATTTCTTACATCAACGCCGCTATGGATTCTGGCGTTTTCATTGAATAAGAGAATAAGAGGTGATTTTAATGTACCAATGTTATAGCGGATACTACGACGGCGGCACGCTGTACGGGAATTTCGATGCAACGTTTTCCACCGATGCAATGAATTACTGGGAACGTTCCTTCTTTCAGCGGCTCCGTGGTCTCATTGAGTTTAACGGGCTCCCGAAGAACGGCCCCGGGCAAATCGGGTGGGACTACGACGCATTTTTGTACCAGCTTTTCCGCACCGGTTATGCGACCGTGTTCAAGTCGAAAACATACGGTCTAGTTGTACAGCCTGCATTCCCGACCGGCTACGGCCTGCAATACCAGCCGCGCGGAATGCAGATTTCAACGACGTTCTTTAATTTTCCGCGCCCTCTGGAAATCGGCAAAGAGTGCGCTGTTATCAAGCTCACACCCGACTATCAAGGAACGTGGGATTTGGTGACCAAGTATGCGCGGGAAATGCAACTGGCAGAAATCGCAATCCGGCAAAGTGCAATCAATGCCCGTTTCGCCTATGCGGCTATCGTCAAGGACGATAAGGGCAAGCGCACCATGGAAGGGATTTTCAGCAAGCTGGCAAACGGTGCCCCCGCTGTCGTTATCAATGCCGACTTGAAACAACAACTGACCACCAAAGCGGACGGTGATTTCACTCTCCCAATCATGCAGTTTGACCGCGACCTTTCCAAGAACTTTATTCTTCCCGATTTGATGGAGTATCGTCGGAACATTCTGTGTGACTTTTACAGGGAACTGGGTGTTTCCGTTCAGCCCAACAAGAAAGAAAGAATGGTTGTGACGGAATCGAAAGCGGCAGACGCGGAGACCTTCAACCGTCGCGAGGTCTGGCGTATCACGCTGGAAAAGTCCCTTGCAATCGTTAATGAGATGTACGATACAAACATTACCTTTAAAATGGTTGAGCCCGATTTCGACGCAGGCGAGGCCGACGAGACCGAGACCAACAACGAAGGGGAAGAGGTGAATAACAATGTTGGTGAATGAGTTAGTTTCCTCTTGCAATCTGGAAGCGCTGTTGATGGCAGACCCTAACCTTTTTGCAAATATGGTTGTCCCCGAGGGCATGGAGAAAGCGGGAGTTATACAAGCTATCCGCAGGGCCCACGGTCTGGCCCCCCTGTATCACCCTGACCCTATTTGGATGAAATCTGAATTGTATTGGTGGAGCCGCGAAAATCTCCCCATTTGGAAAAAACTTTTTTCCACAACCCAGCTGGAATACAATCCCATCTGGAACACCGACGTGCACGAGCTGACCAAGGACACCACTGAACGGGCCAAGGATACCGCAGAGAACACGGCCACCCACTCCCACGGTGGAGCCGACGAGCAGAGCCAGCACGCTGACGACCGCCACCAGATGGAGACCACCGGCAACCTTTACCACGAGGACACCAAAGCGGACGGTTTCACCACGGACAATACCGCAGGGCAAGAGAAAACCGTGGGCAGTACTGCCGGGAAAGAGCATGGTTTTGCTCATACCCAGACCATCGCAGACGAGACCCGGGACACCAAGGGCACCCTTGACCGGGATACGACCGGCACCCGTCTTGCATCCCATGATGAAACCATGATCGATAAACTCAAGACCACCAAGGACAGCCAAACAGACGTTGAGGGCAAGGTTTCTGCCGAGAACGAGGCGACCTATCAGCCGTTCGACGCTTCCACCACTATCTATAAGGAGACCGGCACCGCAGACGATACCCGCAAAACCGACTGGACAGAGACCGAGAACACCACCGGTACCCAAGACGACGTTACCACCGAGAACATGACCGACCACCAAGAAAGCACGTCGGACACCGAGACCAAGCAGGACACCGAGGGCCTCACCACCGGCCAGCGTGACAGCATCGACCGGGCCCACGGCACCCATGGAGACACGGGCCGCACCGATGGACACGGGCACACCGAGCGGCAGGCCGGAGACCGTGGAACTGCACAGGATTCTAAGACCGGCAAGCATGAGGAGCACGGCCTTGCGGCTGTTACGGGCAAGGAATCCGAGACCGTGACCACCGTTCACGAGTGGAAGCGAGGCGGCAACATCGGCGTTACCACGACGCAGGAGATGATTGAGGCAGAGCGGCAGACGGTGCTTTTCAATATGTATCGTGTGATTGCTGATTCCTTCCACCGCACTTTCTGCCTTGACGTTTATTAAAAGGAGTGGTATTATGGTATCGGAAATCATCGTGGCACTTATCGGTGGCCTTGTGACGCTTTCGGGTGTTCTTATCGCAAACAGCAGGGCGCAGGCCGTCACCGATACACGCCTTGACGAGTTGACCCGGGAAGTGCGGGAACATAACCACTTTGCACGCCGTGTTCCCGTGTTGGAAGAGCAAATGAAAGTGGTGACCCACCGTATCGACGACTTAGAAAGGAAAGGTGATTGATATGAAAATCAAGCCCGCAACGATTGCAAGAACCGCCGTTCTCGCTCTGGCTCTGGTAAATCAGATTCTCAGCGTGGCCGGATGGAGCCCCCTGCCCATTGACAGCGCCACCCTTGAGCCTTGGGTGACAGCCGGTCTGACGACCGCCGCCGCTATTTGGGCATGGTGGAAAAACAACAGCTTTACCCCGGAAGCAATCCGGGCCGACGAGATGTTGAAAGAAATGAGGGGGTGAATTTATGGACTATCCGTTTTGCCCGTCCCCGCCCTACGTCCCCGGCGACCCGGGGATGTATGACCTTCGTTGGATGATCTCCCAAATTCAGAGCTTGACAGCTCTGGTGCAGGGCATTGCCAAAGGGCAGGAATCGCAGGGCGGCAACATCACCGCGCTGAATTCCGCACTGACTGACCTTGCGACTGCTCAGAAGTGCATCAACGAACGTCTGAACGCAGGTGACTTTGAAAACGGTAAGTTTTTGGAGTGGGCCGATAAAAACCTTCCCAGCATGGTTACTGAGATGGTGCGTTTTGTCTGGTTTGGTCTGACCCCGGACGGGCATTTCTGTGCTTATGTCCCTGCAAATTGGGGCTGGCTGACTTTCAACACCGGCACCGATATCACCGAGCCCGAGTATGGACATCTTATCATCACCTATTAAGAAAGGAGTTTTCAACATGAGTTGCAAGAATGATTGTGGTTTTCCCATCAAGCCCGCACCCTTTGCGCCTGCTGACCCCGGCCCCTGTGGGCCGGGCCCTTGCGGCCCCCATCACCCGCCGATGCCGCCCCGGCCCCCTGTTCCCTGTGGGCCGTGTCCCCCGTCTCAGTACGTCGGCAGTCGGTATGTGCCCATTTTTGCCGACCCCATTGAGTGGGACAATCACTGCTCCTACGAATCCCTTACCATTGTGACCCACGACGGCGAAAGCTACACCAGCAAGTGCAACGTGGGCCCCGGAGTGGATATCACCAATACGAGATACTGGGCCAAGACCGGTGCTTATAATGCGCAGGTGGAGCAGTATAAGAACGAGGTGAAAGACCTGTCGTCTCAGGTCTCCGGTTTCGCGTCTGACAACGCGGAATTCCGGGAGAAAATCAACCAGTTCACCAAGGACAACGCGGAGATGAAAAACACTGTGGCCGAGGATAAGGCCCGTGTTGACGCTCTGGCCGAGCGCGTGGCGACTGCCGAGACTGAGATTGACGGTTTGCAGGCCATCACAGCCCAGCACACCAACGAGATTGCCGACCTGCACGCCAAAGACGAGGAGTTGCAGAGGCAGATTACTAGCAATGACGGCGACATTGCCGCAATTCAGGCCAAGAACACCGAGCAGGATTCCCGGCTGAACGGCATTGATACCAAGCTCAAGAGCCACGATGCCAGCATTGCCCAGAACACCGCCGACATTGCCAAGAATACCAAGAACATTCAGGACAATGCCGCCGCTATCGCCAAGAACGCCCACGAGCTGGCCGACCATGCAGAACAGCTGGCCGACCATGAGGGCCGTCTTACTGCCCAGCATGAGGAAATCACGGCAAACCATCAGGCTATCGAACGCCTCACCAGTGTGACCGATGGTCTCCGCTCCGACCTTACCGAGGATGAGGCAAAGATTGAGGCCAACCGCGACGCGATCGCCCACATTCAGGAAAAGGACGTTCAGCAGGACGGCAGGATGGACAAACTGGAAGAGTGCTGTGAACAGGCAAAAGCCCACTTCACCCAGCTGGACACCAAGACCGACAACACCAATACCGCGCTTACCGCTGAAATCGACCGCGCCAAGGCCGCAGAGCTGGCAAACGGCAAGCTGATTGCCAAGAACGCCGCAGAGCTGGCGACCCACGCCACCGAGCTGGCAGACCATGAACAGCGTATTACCGCGCTTGAGGGTGACAACGCCACCAACAAGCAGGAAATTGCGGATATCAAGGCCAAGAACACCCAGCAGGATACGGCGATTGCTGGCAATGCCGACGCTATTCAGCACCTCACTGAGAGCACGGGCGATTTTGTCACAAAGACGGCATTCAATACCGACCAAAAACGGCAGGACGACATTGTGGGCGACTGGGCAACCGCGCACCCCGGGCAGACTATCGCGGAGTGCGCCACCTCTCAGGAGAACGAGCTGGCCGAGCACGCGGGACAGATTGCCAAGCTGAAAACGGACAAGGCAGATAAAAGCGAAATTCCCGATGTAACAGGATACGTCCCCACGAGCACCTATAATGCCGGACAGGCCGCGCTGGATTCCCGCATTACTACTCTGGAGAATAACAGCGTGTCTTTCCCCGCTTCTGTTTACTATAGTGACGTTGATATTGCTACCGCGTGGGCGAAGGGTAACGAGCGCGAAGGCAACTACGCAAGCGTTATTCTTCCGTTCCCCCTTAAAACTTTCCCCGAGGTCCCCAAAGATGCATCAGTTTCGGACGTTACCGTAAGATTTGCTGAGGTGCTTTATCTGGATGGAAGCCCATGGTACCATATTAACCATAATGACGTGGTGCTTACTGCCACCTTTGTAGGTGCAGGCGTTCGACTGGCCGCAGCTGTTCCCAAGTCGAGCCTTCCTAGCGACATCGAAACAAAGTCATACATTCTTCACTTCATCGTGCACGCTACGATTTCCTGACAAAACTAAAGAGCCCCCGCTACAAACAAGAGCGGGGGCTCTTCTTTTGTTCCATGTGGAACATTACCCAAGTCGTTCCTCTTTAAATTCTAGGTTTGGCCCACCAACCTCATACCCGCGCGGGGTCATTACTATCCAACTAGCCGAGTGGGTGACGCGCTGGAAGTCGTGGCGCTCTTTTATCGGGCTGTCGTGGTAAAAAAGCATCTGGCCCCCTGCATCATCAATGATAAGGAAATCATTCAGATTTTCAATATTATCTTTAAGCGCCGCCTGTCCTTCTTTCTTGCCTACTCCCGCAATCGTGCTTTCTAGTACACCTTCACACGTTCGGGCCGCGTAACACTTGGCATGGAGAAAGCGAAACTCAGTATAACCATAATCGGCCTGTGGGTGTTCGTCCTCTGCTATCCCAATATAGACTTTCTCCCCGTTGGGTTTCGTGACCACCACCCCGCGCTTCTCACACTGGGCCGCGACCTCTTGATTATACTGTTCGACCGCTGGAACCTTGGCCCCTTCAAATTTACAGCTGTCGGTATCCCAGTAAATAACCTTTTCCCAGCCTACGAGTTTCAGCAGTTGCCAGAGCTTGAGCCGCGTCATGCTGGCTGTCCACAGGCCCCAGAGAAACGGAAACTTGCCTTTCTGGCTCTTCTGTATCTCCGCAGGGGTTTTCTTTTCCAAGTTGATTTCCCAGCTCATACGTTCAAAATCAATGCTGTCTCCGATTTCTGCCGTGTATTCGTCCCTTATCGTCTTTTGGGCGCAGGCTCCGAAAATCGTATTGACGCAGATTTTGGAAAAAGCATAATCGGGGGACCCTTTCATGGTTTCTTTGATTTTAAACTTATCGAAAATCGCCATTCGGAAAGAATCGGGCAGGTATCCGAGCCGGAAACAAAATCCCCGGTGCATTACCACCCGCTCAAAAGTGTATGCTTCTTTGATACGTTGCCAGTCGTTAGAATCGCAGTACAGCAAAGTTTCATCTGCTTGCAAAACTCTGCCGTTGTCTTTGTTTTCGTCGTCGCATTTGAGGCCCGCGCACTTGCTGACAGATATCACGGGGTCTGGGCATTCGGGCCGGATTTGCAAACCCTTAATTGCTATCTCTGCAATCCATCCCATACCGCAGGATATGATATTGTCCATCACTGCTTGGGGCTGGCCTTGCGGTAGCATCATGGGTTTACCCTCTGGAAACTTCCACAAAAGCTGTTGAGATGGGTGGGCGCTCTTGAAATCATAGGAATTACAATTGCGGTAAGTGTGACACGCACGCCACCGCGTGCCGTGCGTGTCACCGCCTGCCATTGCTTTATATGCAATTTCCATTTGTTCCCGGTTGAGCTCAAGAGCCTGCATTTTTTGCAGTGTCCGGCTGTCCCCTGTCAAATGCTTGTTGACTTCTTTAATGACAAGGGCCGTGTTTGTCATTGGCAATGTAGCCGCGTTGTAATTGCGCTCCGCTTTCAGCCGTTCGATTGCTTCCCACAGGCCCAACACATCATTCACGCAGTATGCAAATTCCGTATCATCAAGGGGAGTATCTGCTGTTCTGTAAACAGAATAATCCAAGTCACCTTTTAACTTTTCGTGTTTGCAACCTTCTGTTGCTCTGGCAAGGCTCTTTTGGAACAGTTTCAGGCTGTCACGGAATTCAATTCCGTTGTCAAACATCAAATACAGAGGTTTCCGGATCTTGGTATAAAGGGCCTTGCAATCCCCCCACCGGTCACATAACATTTGAATAAGGTATGTATACTCATACCCAAGATTGTGAACAAAAATTACAAGGCGCTTTCGTTCTGTGATACTCCACTTGTCAACCAGCGTTTCTATAATATCGGCCCACTCTTCAAAGTATCGCGGCACGACGACCGCGCCGCCGATGCACGTTTGAAAGCTGTACGCAAAGCCGTCGGTATCGGTGTTGGTGGTCTCAATATCAAATGTACAGGTTACATCTAAATAACGGGGTTTCGGTCTGGCATTCTTCTTGGTTCGCTCCTGCACAGTTTTGGGAGTGCCCAGCATAGCCAGAAATTCAGCTTTGCTCTCCGCTATCTGTTCACCCCTGCATTCTCGCATGATTTAACCCCCAAAATACTTTGCTAGTATCTGTGCCGCCTGCTCTTCTGTTGTGATATTGAATTCACGGGAAAGGGCCGTTGTTTGGCTCTCCCCCGTATTCTTTGCGCGGTCTATCGCGTCCTTTGCCCGTTGCAAGAAGGGCCTACCGTTGTTTGTCTGCAATAACGTGTAAACCACATCAGAACCGAACGCCGCCTCAAGCTCTTTTGTCATGTACTTGTCAAACAGCTCTGAAAGCTCTTCTTGGGAACCGGTAAAACCTCTATCAACAAGAGATTGATAAACGTTCCTTTTCCAGTCCTTAATGCCTTGCATCGTGGACGTTTTGGAACTGAGGAAATCCCGCAGGCGCAGATACTCCGCGACAAGCTCCGTTCTCGTCATGCTCTTTACGGCCCCGCTGAACTTGGTGCGCCCCTGTGTTTCCAGCATCCCCAAGGCCCTCTTATAAATGCCCTTGGTTTCTCCGGCCTCTTCCAAACGTTTCAAGCGTCGGTTTGCCGCACCAGATGCACGCCGCACAATTTGTTCCAGCTCTTCCCGGGTGTAGCTTGTGGCATTCGGGCCCTTGGGTGCGTATGCTTCCCACGGTTTCGGCTGATACGGTCTTCCCTTGCCGCCCTGCTTGCACTTCTTGGGCGGCTGGCTGGCCTTCTTCTCTTGGAGCTTCGCCGCTTTCCTCTTCTTGGCCTGCTTCTTATTGCTGGCCTGCTTCTTATTGCTGGCCTGCTTCTTATTGCTGGCCTTGCGGGTTGCCGGTTTCTGTTCGCTCTTGGCCGTTGCACCAGCTGGCAGTTTATCGGGCTTTACAAGCCCTAACTGATTCTTTATCTTTTTCATGCGTCGTCCCTCACAAACTGCCGGTTTGCTTTATCATAATGATACCCGCGCGGCCACCGGAAATACTGGATTCTGATTGAACCGTTCCGTTCTGTCATGTACGGGTCATTTCCGTTGGTACGAAGGTATTTATATAACTGCCTCACAGATTCATTGTTCATGCGTTGCATCGACTTGCCCAACATCTTATAGGCCATCTGGCCCCCATTGGGGGCCGCGACCGGCATCACGTTGCGTGGATGGGCTGACTTGGGGTCAATCCATTCATATTCTACCAGATGCACAATTCTCATATTAAAACCATCCTTTCCACTCACAAACGAAAATTACAACACCGATGATAAAGAACAGCGACGCGAACGGCGCGACGCAAGCAAAGTGATATGCAGGCATTACACCCACCCCCTTAATTCAACATCGTTAATAATATCATACGGTAAATCAAGAACCGTGACAATTGTTCCGGTATACAGGTTCACGGCCTTGTCTGGTGTTTCCAATTTCAAGAGAATCCCGTGCTCATTATCACGGCGTTCCTCTTCTGTGGGGTCTGCTTTGTATCGGAAATACGTTCCCGGAATAAGCAGGTTTGCAGGCACTCTAACTGTACGGCATTCAATATTTACTTTCATGTTAAAACTCCCCGTCGTGGTAATAAGCTATGATTTCGTCGTCTCCGGCCTTGCGGCCTCTCCGAGTGCAAGTTTCCGTTGCACGTCGGAAGATGCCCGCGCAATCTCCAATGATTTTGAAATAGTAAACAAACCGGCTTGTTTTGTATTCCTTATCGGGATGATTGAGCAAGAAGTTTTCGACCTGCTCAAAATTGCTTGTCTTGCGAATGTAGAGAATCATAATATATCACGCCCCTCTATTTTAATTTCCAACGCCGTCAACCGCCCATTGTCCTTTCTCTCTAATGGGTTGCACCCTATGTGCTTCCCTTCACTGTCTATAGTATACTATAAAATTGTAAACAGGATTTGAACAACAGGTTACAATTTGGTTACACCTCTTGTATACATATTTGTATACATATAATGAGGTGCAGGGCACCACCGGTACCATGCGGTTAGTTCAAACTTTTTATCTACTTCACTACACTGAAATGTCAAGGGGAAACCGGTTACAAAATGGTTACAAATAGACAAATTAGCATAGTCTATTTG